CAGGATCGTCGGGACCAGGTTTCCGATCGTGTTCAGGAGCTCGCGGTCGATCACCTCCGGGTTCATCTGGAGCGTGAGCGACGAGAACTTCCGGTTCGCCGCAACGGCAGTCCCGTAGGTCGCCTCCGCCCCGATCTGCACGACGCGGAGCGCGCTCGCAGGCAGGCTCATCGGTTCCTCCTTTCGTGACTACTGGGCGTAGATGCGGTAGAGGCCACCTAAGTGGCGGTAGACTGTCCCGTCGGAAACCTCGACGTAGCTCACTGGCTGCTCGCGCATGCAGCCCAGCACGCGTCCGTCCACCGTCGTCCCGGACGCCGCGTGCAGCAGCTCGTCGATCCGGTCAGCGATCGGCTGGAGCGGTGCCCAGGACCAGCCGGTCCCGACCACCTTCACCTGGTAGAGGGCCGAAACGAAGAGGCGCGCCATGCCGATGCCGGCGGTGTCGGCACCAGACTGGAAGGCGAACACGACGAACGGTGTCTCGGCCTCGGGTGGCGCAAGATACGCATAGATCCGGCCACCGACGGCGGACGACAGCACCGGATCGCGGCTCAACACGTCGTAGAGCCACCGTTCGATGCGTGTCGTCTCGAGCATCAGGGCTGACCGAGTGCTCGTCGTATAGCCTCGGCGATCGCGGACGGGAGCCGCTGCCGGACCGCCTCAGCAGCCGGTGCAAGGTACGGTCGCGCCGCCATGTAGCGCGTCCCGAACTCCACGTACGGCGCGTAGTGCACGTTCGTCCCGCAGGCCCAGGTCGATGGACCCTCCTGCCAGGTCCGGATGGAGGCCCGGAGGTTCCCGGTGCGGACGGGCACGACCTGCTTGGCGTGCGCCTCGACCGCCAGTGCAGCGGCGCGGACCGCCTCGTCGGCGACCTGCTGCACGACGCGGGGCAACACGGGGAGTTGGTTCCTGACCACGGTGACTGTGATCTTCATGTCCGCGCCACCAGTGCCCGGCGGACCAGGTGCCAGGTCCGCTCGGGCAGTACTCCGCGCACCTCCCAGCGCTCGCTCCCGCGCACGACGACGTCGCCAGCCTGGACGTCGACGTGCCAGGGGAGCATCACCGTCGCTTCGGCGACTACCTTGAGCTGCTCGGCGATGCGCACCTCACGCTCGCTCAGGGGTGCGAAGCGCGCCGGCGCGACGACCACTGCCGTCTCGCTCTCGGTGAACCCGCCGGCGCCGTCACCTGTCCGCACTCGTCGCCGAAGCTCGACGGTCTCGCTGAGGAGGCGAGCAAAGTCGGCACGCAAGCTGGCCAGTTCTCGGGCATCGATCACCACAGGTCCTCCGGTCGCTGTAGGACACCGGTACGCGGTCGCTGTTGCGTCCGGAACTGCTGGGCAGCGGCCAGGAGCGCGCGCGCCTGCTGGCTGCGCGCCAGCGACTGACCGTCACTCGACACGTCGTAGGCCCGAGCGAGCCGGGCCGCCCATTCCTCGAGCGCGTCAGCGGCTGCCCCCGCCAGGTCGTACGACCGACCGTTCACGTAGAGCGGGTCCGTGCGCGGGTCGACTTCCACCCAACCCGCGACCCAGTCGCTCGCGCGGACCGCCACTGGAGCCAACCCGTCGTGGATGAGTGCATCAGCCTCCCAGGGAGGGAGGGGAAGGCGCCAGCGCCGAGCCGTGCGGCTCGCGCCGACGCCTTCCCAGACCGGCTCCAGGGGCAGGTTGACGAGGATTTCCGCCCAGCGGTCGAGGATGGCGTCGAGCTCGTCGTCACTGAACGTGTCGCCGTCGTCGCCGATCATGCGGCGGAGGCGCGTCCTGAGCAGGGCGAGCGTCGGCCTGGGCATCCTGAGCCTCCTCGGCGGGTTCGCGTTGTGGCGCGACCGCGCTGCGCCACTGCCGAGCCTCCTCCTCGGTCGCCTCGCGCCAACCGGGTTGGCGCAGGAGCTCGGCAGCGTGCTCGTCGGTCACGTCCACGACGCGCCCCGATGGGTTCACGACGAGCCGCATGGAATCAGCTCCGCACGTCGACCGCGAACTCCGGCCGCAGGACGGCCACACCGTACAGGACGTCGAGCGACACCCGCACGCCGCGGAACGCCGGGTCATAGCTGATCTGCGACCGGATGGCGATACCAGTGTCCGGGTCGACGATCGACGCCGACACCGTGCCCGACCCAGCCGGCGCGTCCGGAAGCGGCCGCATGGCCAGGATGAACGCCTCCGGATGGAACGCCAGGTTGTGCGTCACCGTCGGCGTCCCAGCGACGACCGGCGCAAGCTGGCTCATGAACACGGTGAAGCCGTAGAGCTGCCCGATCGCCCCCTGCTCGATGGCATCGCGGTTGCTGAACGCGAAGTACGTCTGGAGCGTCGAGTCGGCCAGGAGCGCGACCTGGTCCTTGGGCGAGATGACGAGGTAGCGGGGGTTGGCCGGGACCAAGTTCTCGTTGAGCGCGAGCAGCGCCTGGCGGATGGTCGCGGCGCTGAGATCCGTGCCGCCGGTGCCGACCGCGGTGCTGAGCGAGGCGTAGAGCGCCCAGATGTCCTTTTCGACCGCCTCGGCGAGGGCCAGCGCTGCCGGCCGGACGTAGCGGTCGAGCAGGTTGACGTTGGCCTGAGCCTGAGCGACGTCCTCGATCAGGAAGTCGACGGTCTTGTGCTTGTTGAGCGTGACGCTCTTGGTCGTCCCACCGGTCGGCGTCTGCAGGGCCGCGGCCGTGTCCGGCGCCTTGTCAGCTGCCGTGAACCGGCCAGGGTAGGGGATGTTCAGGGTCTTGCCGACCCAACCGGGCTCGTAGTCGACGTCGCGCGTCACGAGCCGGGCGAGCACCATGTAGGGGCGCATCACCTCCAGCGCACGGCGCGCCCAGATTTCCGGGATGAAGTGCGTGGCGACTGATGTGGTGATCGTCGGCATCGGTCACACCTCCTCATTCGAGGCGCAACCGGCCCTCCCGGACAGCACGCATGACCTCGGCCCAGTCGATCGGTTGCCGCGGGTCGAGCAGGTCCTGGCGTCGGATCTCTCGGCTGCCCCGGGGTTGTTCCGGATTGGCCGGCGACACCACCTGTGCCCGGAGGTACGGCCGCTCCTGGACCAGCCGTTCGAGCAGCTGCTCGACGTTGGTCGGTCGGCCCTGCTCGTCGTACTCGATCGCCGCCAGATCCAGCAGCTTGTAGGCTGCGTCCGGATCGACGATGCCGAGCCGCATGGCCGCGCGGTCGACGGACGCGCGGACCAGCACCTGTTGGCGCTCTTCCTGGAGCGCGAGGAGCTGGGCTTCGAGCTCGGCGATGCGTCGGGCGAGTTCCTCGCGGGCCTGTCGTTCCTCGCGGTACGACCGACGGTACCGGGCCGCCTCCTGCCGGAGTTCGGCCAGTTGCCGTTGAATGTCCGTCTCCGTCCGCTCCATCTGTCGCACCGCCGCCTCCTGGGCAGGCGATGTGGCCGCCTGGGCCTCCGGCTCCAGCCGTGGAGCAGCAGCTGGTTCCGGTGCCGGCTCGGGTGCCGGCTCGGGCGCCGCGTCGGGCGCACCCTGCTCTCCTGCGTCCACCTGGGACGCGGTGCGGATCTCCTCGTCCATCTGTCCCTCCTGGGGAATCAGTCCTCGGCCAGTCGCTTGAGGCTCTCAGGTGGTTCGAGCTCGATCACGCGGTAGAGCCGCAGGAGCTTGCGTGCCGCTTGGCGTTTCGCCTCGGGCGGTGCCTTCACACCGCCGCGGGCACCGGCGAGCGCTGCGGCTGCGGCGATCACCGCGTTGCGGTTGAGCTTGCGGCCCATCTGCTTCGGCTCGTAGACCGGCAGCTTGCAGGCCGCTTTCGTCCACTCGGACCGCGGCCCCTCGTTCAGGTTGATGAGGCACGCCTCGCAGAAGTCGACCGCGTCCTCGTAGTCGCTCTCCGTGATCTCGCTCCAGGGGCGAGTCGAGACTGCTACCATCCCTCACTGCACCTCCAGGCGTAGGAGCTCGCTCAGTGGCACGAGTTCCGGTGTCGGCCCGTAAACCGGGTGGTTGCGGAGCCGCCAGAACGTCTCCGGGTCGACGCCTCGCTTGAGCAGCGCGGCCCGTGTCGGCCCGGCGAGCTCGAGCAGCCGCTGCTCGTCAGCGAGCAGGACGTCGACGCCGCGACCGAAGTCGGGCTCAAGCTGGTCCCACGGTGGGCGCAGGACGGGGACCACCGTGCAGCGGCACCGCGGATGCGAGCGGACCGGCTGGGAGAGCGGGAAGGTGCTCCCGTGCAACAGCGCACAGAGGAGACAGGTATACCGGTCCAGCTGGGCGACCCAGCGGTAGCCGCCGACGATCGCGCTGTTCGCCTGGTACGAGGCGACCGCCGCTGCGCGGTAGGCGTTGATGGTCTCGGTCCGCGCAATGGTGATCGCCCGTGCCAGCGAGATGTCCAGAGCCCGCGCGACCAGCCGCGCCGTCTCCACTGGATTCCGGCCGAGCGTGATGCCGGCAAACAGTGCCGACTTCGCCCGCTCCCACCCGACCCAGTTGGCCCGGCGGTACAGCGTCTCGAGGTCAGTCCCGCGGAACGCGACCGCCATCGCCTGCTCGGCCGATGACCAGGGCTCTGCCCACTCGAACGGGTAGGGCGAGGCCCGCTGGATCTGGGCGATGTAGGCGCGGACGTCGTCGAGCGCTCGCTCGGCTGCCTCGAGTCGCCGACGTTCCGTCTCGCTGGCCGCGAGCGCTGCGAGTTCCTCCAAGCGCTCGCGCACCGAGCGCTCGATCCGGTCCAGGCGCGCCGGGTCGACGACCTTCTGGCGCAGCGCCCGCTCCACCTCGCGGCGCAGCTCCCGGATGACCTCGTCGTAGCCGCGGGCGAGAGCACGGAGGAGTTCGCGATCGAGGTCCTCGAGCCTGGCCTGCGCCGCCCGCCACTGGCGCTCAGCGACCGTTCGGCTCATCGGTCACGGTCGTCTCCGGTGGGCGCGCCATCGCCCGGCGG